TGGGAGGCGGAGTTCTACGAAGACGGCCAGACCATCGCCGACCGGATCGCCGAGGCCGCGTCCGCGGTGTCGCCGCAGGTGCTGGCCAAGGTTGCCGTGGAGGCACGGGCCGAGCACAATCTGCGCCACGTTCCCCTGCTGCTGTGCGTCGAGCTGGCCAAGCGGGGCGGCAGCGTCGTGTCGGACACCATCGCCAAGGTGCTCCAGCGCGCCGACGAGCCGGCCGAGTTCCTGTCGCTGTACTGGCGCAACGGGAAGTGCCCGCTGTCCAAGCAGGTGAAGCTAGGCCTTGCCGCCGCACTGCGGAAGTTCGACCCGTACCAGCTTGCCAAGTACAACCGCGACTCGGCGATCAAGCTGCGCGACGTGCTGTTCATGGTCCACGCCAAGCCCAAGGATGAGGCACAGGCCGCCACCTGGAAGGCGCTGGCCGAGGGAACGCTGGCGGCTCCGGATACCTGGGAGGTGGCCCTGTCGGGCGGCTCCGACAAGCGGGCGACCTTCGAGCGGCTGATCCGCGAGAACAACCTGGGCTATCTGGCCCTGCTGCGGAACCTGCGCGGGATGACCGAGGCCGGCGTGGATGAGCAGCTGATCACGGGGGGCATCCTTGCCCGCAAGGGTGCGCACCGGGTGCTGCCGTTCCGGTACGTCGCCGCGGCCCGGGCCTGCCCGCGCTTTGAGCCTGCGCTGGACCAAGCGCTTTCCGAGGCCGTGTCAGAGATGCCGGCGCTGCCGGGCAAGACCGTCGTGCTGGTGGACGTTTCCGGCAGCATGGGCGACAAGCTGTCGGCCCGGTCCGACCTGACCCGCATGGATGCCGCCGCGGCCCTGGCGTCGATCATCCACGGCGACATCCGCATGTTCTCGTTCTCGGAGCAGCTGGTCGAAGTGCCGCCCCGGCGTGGCATGGCCGGCGTGGACGCTATCATCCGCAGTCAACAGCACCGTGGGACCCACCTGTTCGACGCCGTGGGGGCGATCAACGCCAAGGTGCCGTACGACCGCTTGATCGTCATCACCGACGAACAGGCGACCGGCGGCTGGCGCCAGGGCTATCTGCAGGGCAACGCCAAGAGCCTGCCTGACCCCAAGGGGACCGGCTACATGATCAACGTGGCCAGCGCTCAGAACGGGGTCGGATACGGCAAGTGGACGCACCTGGACGGTTTCAGCGAGGGCGTCCTGCGCTGGATTGCAGCGGTCGAGCATGAGTCCCGATGAGCTTGCCGAGGCTGGTAGGCGCCTCTACGGCTACGGCTGGCAGACTCGGCTCGCCGAGGATCTTGGGGTGAACGGCAGCACGGTTCGGCGCTGGGTTTCCGGCGCCGTCCCGATCCCCGGGCCAGTGGAGGCGGCGATCCGCTGCTTCCTCAAGGTGATACCCCCGAGGCTATCAAACCCCGACAAGTGAACCTCTTGCATTCCCGCAACTTAGCTGCTAGCCTTCCGAACCATGGCGGCTCGCGCGTGTAGCGAGCCCGTCAGCCCCAAGAATCACCCCGAAACCCCGCCACTGTGCGGGGTTTCGCCGTTCTACGGCCGACCGACACCCCGGAGCGCGCAGGCACGCCGCGAGGCGCCCGCACCGCGCAATCCTCCTACGACCCGGGCATCGGGGCCACCAGTTCGCCCCCGCCGGTCCACCGGCAGACCTCCCCCTGAAGCGCGTGGCAACAGCACGGCGGGGGCGATTCACATAACGCGGTAGCTCAATCAGGCAGAGCAGTGGCCTCCAGAGCCACGGGTTGAGGGTTCGATTCCTTCCCGCGTTGCCACATCTGCCGGCACTAGCCGGCGTTAAGTCCTCGGGCCAGGTTCGCCCTCCCGAGGCAAGCCGGGGACGCCCGGCCCTATTCCCACAGCACGCCCGGGCTGTCGGGCGATCCGGAGAGGCAATGCCTGACGCAGTGAGCCAGCCGTCGCATTACCTTGCGGGCGGAATCGAGGCAATCGACTACATCGCCGCAAAGCTCGGCCCCGAGGGCTTCCGGGCCTACTGCATCGGCAACGTGCTGAAGTACGTCAGCCGGTGGCAGCACAAGGACGGCGAGCAGGACCTGGCGAAGGCCGCGGTCTACCTCGGCTGGGCCTGCGCTGGCAAACCGGAGCGGCCGGGTGGCTAACCCCCAGGCCGAAGCCGACGCCAAGTTCGTAGAGGCGTGGGGCCAAGCTCGGGACGCCGGCCTCAGCGCCCGCAAGTTCGCCAAGGAGATCGGCCAGAGCGCGTCGGCCCTGTTTGCCAGACGGCGCAGGGTAGAGGCCCGGCTAGGAATCAAGCTGCCCCAGCTGACTGAGGGCGGCGGTTACTGCGAGGCCAGAGACGCCATCCGGGGTTGGTCCCCGGACCACGACATGACGCACACCGTCCCGGAAGGGTACGCGGTCAAGGGCGTGTCGACCCTCTACGACGGCGACGGCAAGGTCCGGGCGCAGTGGGTGAAGTCCAAGCAGGACTCGGAAATCCAGCGCGAAATGCTGGAAGCCGCAATGCTGGCCTTCGCCGACAAGATCCCCAAGGCCAAGGTCGGCGCCCCCGCCAAGCGCGGCAACGCCGACCTGCTGAATTGCTTCGTGGTGACCGACTTCCACATGGGCGCCCTGAGCTGGGAGCCCGAGACCGGGGCCGATTGGGACATTGCCATCGCCGAGCGGGCGCTGGTCGAGTGGTTCCGACAGGTCATATCGCAGGTGCCGGCGGCTGAAACCGCGGTCCTGGCGCAGTTGTCGGACCTGCTGCATTGGGACGGCATGGACGCGGTGACCCCGGCCAGCAAGCACCTACTGGACGCCGACACCCGGTTCCAGAAGCTGGTGCGCTGCGCCATCCGGGTGCTGCGCCAGGTCATAGGGATGTTGCTGGAGCGGCACGCCAAGCTGCACATAATTATGGCCGACGCCAACCACGACCCCGTGTCGCAGGTCTGGCTTCGGGAGTGGCTGTCGGTCTACTACGAGGACGACGCCCGGGTGACGGTGGACACGAGCCCGTCGCCATACAACGCCTACGAGTTCGGCAACGTGGCCTTGTTCTTCCACCACGGCCATCGTCGGAAGGTGTCGAACGTGTCCGAGGTGTTCGCCGGCAAGTTCCGCGAGCTGTTCGGACGCACCAAGTACGCCTACGCGCACATGGGCCACCTTCACCACGTGGACGTGAAGGAGGACAACCTGATGATCGTGGAGCAGCACCGGACCTTGGCGGCCCCTGACGCCTACGCGGCGCGCGGTGGCTGGCTGTCCGGGCGCGACGCCAAGGCGATCACCTACAGCCGGGAGTTCGGCGAAGTCGGCCGCACAACGGTCAGCTACGACATGATCAAGAACGTATCGGAGCCAGCCCATGACCGGACGCCGCCTGAAAGCAGTCGGCGAGCCGGAAAGCGCGCCGCTCGGTAACCCCGAAGTCATAGCCCAGCTGCGCGACCTGTTGTTCCGGGCGCAGTCGGGCGAGATCACCGGATTCATCTGCCTGATCGAAACGCCCACGGCCTACGACTCCGTGGAGGCGAACGACTGGTGTTCGACCATCAAGCTCGGCCTGTTCGAGCGTCAAAAGTACATCGTCCTGACGGACGAACTAGACGAGGACGAGGACGCATGACCCTGCAAACTGGCTGGTACAGCCGCCGCGGTTTCTCCGGCGAGGGCATCACCATCTTCGTGAACCCGGACGGCGGCACGGCCGGGACCTACTACCTGCCCGGCGGCAGCTGGTACGGCCTGTTCAACTTCGGCCTGAACCCGAGCACGGGTACGTTCAACTTCGACATTGCCCGCCAGGACGTGCACAACGCGGGTCCTGCGCAGGTCGGCACGGGCACGATCAGCCTGTCCGGCGAGACGGCCGAGGTCACCACGAATATCAACGGCACGCTAGACGCGGGCGCGTTTGTCCTGATCATGCCTTCTGTCGGAGCCCCGGCGCCCCCTTGGAGTGGATGGACCGACAGTCCCGGCCGTCTGAACCCCGTGCTGATGGACTTTCAGACGATCTGGGGCAGCCCCTACCTGCAGGTTGGCCCTCGGGTGGAGATCCCCATCCAAAAGAGCGTCACGTTGCAGGAGAGCGTGTTCGACGTAGCCTGCATCCGGTGCGTGGCTCCTCCGGCCGACGCCCCGCAGACGTTCGGCTCGTTCAATCACAACCTGGACAACGGCTCGTGCTTCATGTGGTGGTCGACCCGTCCGGCAGACCTGCTGGAGTTCGACAGCGTTCCGGGCTGGGCCGCTGCCGATCAGATTGGCTGGCAGCTGAACACCGTTCCTGGCAATGACCGCTTCCGCATGGAGCCGGGTCAGGAGTACTACCTGAACATCGCTTTCATCCAAGGGTGGCAGAACGGTGACTGGCCCGGTGCTGTTGCTCTGCTCCGCGCTGGCAATCCCGTGTTCCTTCGGGACTCACAGATGCAGCCGGCCCAGGAGTACACGGGCACGAACACCTACTGGGGCGCGAGCCAGTTCGCCTGATGGAGCCCTATATTCCCGTCCTGGTCAACGTCTTGCTGGCGGCCGTTACTGGCGTCGGGACGGCGCTGTGGGCGCTGTGGAAGGCCCAGCACAACCATGAAATGAAGATGCAGAGCGAGCTTGCCCAGATCCGAGAGCACTTCGTCAAGGAAAGCAAGCTGGACGACGTGGTGAAGGCGATCCGGTACGAGATCGGGTTCGTCCGGACCATCCTTGTGGCAGTGGCCCAGCGCCTGAGCATACCGACGGCAGTGGACCATGCACCGGGACGAGACTGAACAGGTGACGCAGGCGTTAGATCGCCTGAGCACGCTACTTGAGCGGATCGAGCGCCCCCCAAGCAACAGCAGCCAGATCACGGTCCATGCCGGCGGTGTCGGCGTCTGGATTTGCGTGCTGTGCATGGTGACGATGGTCGCCGTGTCCACTGTCGTCGCGTTCTTTGTCTCGGCCGACCTGACCCGCAAGGACAGGGAGATCGCCGAGGCGCGAGCTGAAATTGGCGACCTTCGGGACTACCTGAGCGCGATCTACGCGCAGGCGCCGCACCTTCGCCCTGAGAAAGAGGATTGACGTGTCCACAATCATCATCATCACGAAGCCGCCCGGCCAGGAAATCCAGGCCGTTGTCGCGGTCGACTCGGACACCGGCAATCCGGTCAAGGTCGGCGAGGCGCTGGCTGAGGCTCTGGAGTGGTTCGAGGAACAATGAGCCGGCGCACCAGCCCCGAGGGTGTCGCCCTAGTCCAGCGTTGGGAAGGGCTGCGCCTTCGGGCTTACAAGTGCCCTGCCGACGTCTGGACCATCGGCTACGGCCACACAGGGCCGGACGTGTACGAGGGCCTGGAGATCACCCAGGAACGGGCCGAGGAACTTCTGAGGCTGGACCTGCGCCGTTTCGAGGATGCCGTCCGGATGCAGGTGGCGGTAGAGCTGACGCAGAACCAGTTCGACGCCTTGGTGTCGCTCGTTTACAACATCGGGGAAGGCGCTTTCGCCAAGTCCACCCTGCTGCGCAAGCTAAACACTGGCGACTTCGCCGGTGCGCAGGCGCAGTTCGCCGTCTGGCGAAAGGCTGGCGGTAAGGTCATGCCCGGGCTGGTCAACCGCCGGGCACAAGAGGCGGCTTTGTTTGGCCGCGGCGAATACGTTTCGAGCAACACGGTCGAGCCTGACGCTCCGCCTAGCCCCCGGGTTACCTCGGCGGCGCAGGCAACGGGCGCGACCAGCACAGCGGTCGGCACCACGGCCGCCGCCTTGCAGGAACAGGGCTTGATCCTGTCCGGGCAGGGCGGCGACACGGTGCGGCTGATCGCCCTGATTCTCACGCTGGCCGGAGTGGCGTTGCTGCTGTGGTCGGTCCTACGAAGGAACCGCGAATGACCGCCTTCCTGTTCGGTCTCGCCGCCGGAGCCGTCGCCGGCTATTGGTCCCACGCATCCGACCATGCTGCTGCCCGCGCGATCCGAAAGGGCGCCGGCTGGGCACTGAGCTGGATCGGCTACCTGTTCGGTCCGAAGTGATGAGCTGGGCCGCGATCATTGTCTGGCTGCTGCTCGGCGGGATCGCCGTAGCCGGCCTGCTGATCCGCGAGGCGATGCTTTGGCGGCAGGGCCAGGACGAGCCGGACACTTACGGTGACGGCCAGTAGCCATGAACGCTGCGGACGTTGACCGGATCGCGGCCGAGCATGCCTTGCGCCTGCTTGAGTCCGACGAAGGGTGGACAGAGGCCGGCCCTGACGATGATTGGAGCATAGAGGAATTCGCCCATGACTCCGGCCTGAAAATCGGCTGGATGGACTTTGAGGACGAGTTGCATAGCAGCATATCGGTCTGGGTGGCGGTCAACGGGGCCAGACTGGCGATCCCGGCCGACATCGAGGCCAAGCTGATTCAGATGTACAGGGACGGGATGATGCCGATCAAGGTGGCCGCAAGGGAGCGAGCAGAAGCCGAGCGCAAGGCCAAGATCGCCGCGTTCCTATCCGGGCTGCCCGCATGAAGGGCCTGCTGATCAGCGTCGCCTTCGCCCTGAGCGTGGGCGCCAATTACTACCAGTGGAGCGTCATGCGCGAGGACACCGTGCGGATCGAGGCCCTGAACGACATTGCCGTCCGGGCGATCAATCTGGCCAACCAGCGCGCCGTCGAGGCTGCCCGTTGCCGCCGGCCGCGGACCCTGGAGGCCAGCCTGTGAGGCGACCATTCGACCGCAGCCTGCTGTCCCAAGAGATCCAGCTGGCCCTGCGCGGTATGCGCCACGGCACGCAGGCCGATAGCCCGGAGACGTGGCATCGCCTGATCCGCTGGCAGCTGGAAGGTGTCGCGTGAAGCGCAACGGCTTCGCCATGACCCTCACCCTGTGGCTGATCGTCGGCGGCCTGATGGTCTCCGGCTTCGGCCTGCTGTGGTACGGCTACACCAGCCGCGGCGAGAAGATCGAGCTGCTGACGGTGGACCGCGACGGCTGGAAGGTCCTGGCCGAAAGCCGGGCCGAGACCGTTAGTCGTTTGACTACCGCGAACGAATCGAACGTGGCCAGCGTGCGCGAGCTGAGCGCCAAGCTGAGCGAGGCCATCGGCCAGGCCAATGCGGCGGATGCTGCTGCAGCCCGGGCCATCGCCAGCCAGCGCCAAGCCGAGCGCGCGGCACGGATCGCAATGGACACCCTACGCCACGAGCGGGAGCGGGCATATGCACAGGACGAATGTCGGGAATGGGCTGAGGCTGCTGTGTGCGGCCCTGTTGCTGACGGGCTGCGCCGGCAGTGGTCCGGTCAAGGACACGGTGGTGACGGAAGTGGAGCTGGTGCCGGAGGTTCGGCGGCAGTACGTCCCGCTACCCCCGGGGCTGGCTGAGCCGGTCGACGTTCCGCCCCTGCCTGCGGGAAGGCTGACCAACAGGCAGCTGGCCGAGGCGGCAAGCGAGGCACACGCGGCGCTTGAGATCGCCAACGGCAGGCTGACTCGGATTGCCGAGCTGCAGCCGAAGGATCATTAAAGCGCCATTAGGGCGCCTAAGGT